CCTACTTTCATATTTGCACGAGTTCTGATTACAGGCTCAGCAATAGTATCAGCTAAATTTACAGCTCGTAATGCTTTACCATCACCCTCTGCATCAAAAGCATAAATGAAATTAGAACGAGGTGAAGCTACGATTGTAGACTTGCTAAGCATTCCAGGACAAAGTACCATCTTAATACCTAAGTAAGTAAAGTCTAATGCTTGAGTTAAGTTAGCTTGAGTATTTGATGCAGCAACAGCAGCACGATAAGCAGTAGCTACAGGTGCAGATACATACAATCTCAATTCCTCTTGATTAGCAATTACAGCAGCAGGAATTGCAGCGTAAACTAAAGCTAATTTAGCAAGTACATTAGATGGTGTGATAGCTACAGGAGATGCAATATCAATTACATTAGCAGCATCAGCTACTAAAGACTTCTTATATCCATCACATAAAGCTAAAGCAGCAGTACCTGAATCAGTATCACCTGACCAACGTAACTTCTCTACATTCTCAGCAATAGTTTTTGCCATCTCATTCCAATAGTAATCCATAAAAGATGCAACAGTGAAATCACCATTAGATCCTTTAGTCATTTGTAATGATACGAAAGACTGCTCTAGGTCAAATTGACAAATTTGAGCCATTGCAGATAGAGAACATACATCAATTTCTACAGATGCAAGGTCATCAGTTGATGCATTGAATCCACAGTTCTCAGCTTGTAAAACTTGACCAAATACTACATTTGAAATTTTAGTCTTATACTTTACTCCTGGTAGTGTACGGTAGTTGTCTACTACTTCCTCATTTAAATAAGCTCGGCTATAAAAAGCCTCACTGTTTGCTTGTAATAATGCACTATTGTCAATATCCAAGTTGAATCTTAATTTTCTACTCATTTTTTTTGTTTTTTATTTAGTTATTATTGTTTAAAAATTTACTTACCATGTTAAACTTGTCATGCTGTGTAAGTTTAGTAGCTACTACTTCCTCAGTAGCAACATCTTCAGCCATCATTTCTTCAACGTGATTTCTTAAATCAGCTATCATTGCTATAATAGCATTGATTTGCTCATCAATTACAGGTTGAACTATAGCCAGGATAGCTTCAGCATCAGCAGCAGGATCAATAGCCATCTCTTCTGTGGCAGGTGTCTCTGTAACTACTTCCTCTTCTACTACTGTCTCTAGTGCAATCTCTTCTGTCATTGCTTCTTCTTCAACAACAGGTGCATCTTTTATCTCAGTAACTTCTCCATCAACAACGATGTAGATCTTACCCTCGATTAGATGTTCTCCATCAGGTAACTTCATACTATATTTATTATTTAATTGATTACTTAGTTTTAAGCCTAAGAATCCCTCTATTGAGAATCCTATCTGCTCATTTGCTACTAGCTCATTATAGTACTCTTTATCAGTTACCTGAGCTGTTACCATTAATGTGCCTTTAGGTACTTCAATACCATAGCTTGAGTAGGCTTTATCTTTCTTAGGATCTTCTACTATCCATGCCTCAAGTACATAAGCTGGCACTGTCTTATCAGTATCATGCTCTAGGTTAAAGACATTCCTATTAGATAGGTCCTGCATGAATTTAGAATGAATCTGCTCAATAGTCTCAGCTGTAAATTGTACATAGTATTCTTCATCATTCTCATCATTCCTATATATCTCCATAGGTATCATGGCAGGTGCTACTACTCTATACTTTAGGTCATCTGAGAAAAACAATTTTTTATGCTCATCAAATGCCATCCCTTTAGTAACAATAGCAGGAGTAGAGGTGAAAGCTATTTGCTCAATCCCTAACTCTTCACCATCTGAGTACTCAGGATCTATAGTAATTTTATAGATTGGAATATCTTTAGTCATAACTATATTATATTTTTTTTATATTTGTTCAAAAATTAGAAATTATGATAAAATTATTCGGCAAAGAAATCCCATCTAAGATGGATGAGCTTACCCTAGAGCAGTTCCAAAAGATATCTGCTATCCATAACAGTGATGAGTATGATACCCTTGAGAAACATTGTAAAGTCTTTGAGTACTTAGGTATAACTGAGGAGGAGATGGATGTAGACTTTGACCTGTTCTTAGCTAATGTTAAAGAGTTTAATAATAATAACTATGAGAAGAAAGATCCTATTGAAGAGATAGAGATAGAGGGATATACTTATAAGGCTGAGATGAAGCTCTCAGTGAAAGATAGTAGGATTGTTGAAAAGATTGTTAAGAAAGATAATAAAGAATATATATCAGACATCATGGCTCTTATGTTTAAACGAACTGACCTATCCAATACTGAGCATTATGATCCTGCACATCTCAAGCACAAAGCTAAACTATTCAGCAAGCTCAAAGCAGATATATCTATCCCTTACCTTACCTTTGTAACCTACAAAATAACTAACCATGCAGAATCTCAATCTCCCAAAGAATTGGAATCAGATATCAGTGGAGCAGTTCCTGGAGATCAGGAGGCTGAGCAGTGAGGATGGGATGTTCAACTATCAGATTGATGTACTTTCTGCTTTAACAGATAGCAATATCTCTGAATTTGAGGAGCTAGATATAGATGAGCTAAGTGAATTGACTAGTCAGATTAAATGGATTAATTCAGAGCCATCTAAGAGGTATAAGAATAAGCTAGATAAGTATGTACTCAAGCCATTCACTAAGATTAGTCTAGGAGAGTTTATAGACCTTGAGCATTACTTCTCTAATAACTACCTAGACCATTTCTGCCACATCTTAGCATTGCTGTACAGGAGAACATCTAAGAATGTTTATGGTGATGATATCATTGAGCCATACAATTACAGCCCATCAGATAGATTAGATTGGTATTTAGACTATAAGATTACTGATGTTTATGGTCTTATACCTGAGTATATTAAATTTAGGGAGAACTTTACTAATACCTATACTAATTTATTGGTAGATGTAGTACCTGATGATGAGGTGCTAGATGATATTGAGGAAATTAAGGAGCAGAAGAGAGAACAGGAGAAGCAGAAATTTGCATGGGAATCTACTATCATGTCTCTATGTAATAATGACTTAAGTAAGTTCAATGATATCTTAGATATGTCAGCAGTCTTAGTCTTTAATATCTTAGGGATGAAAAAAACTTTAGACAGTTAATGGATAGTTAGGAGTAAATCCTGCAGGAGGATCTAGTGCATAGAATGTATATGTAAGTCTCTGATCACTTTCTAATATATCAGCTACCTCTAAGATAGGATAGTTCTGAGATATCCATTCTACATATTGACTATAGATTTCATTAGTGATACCTGCAGCTGCTAGCTCTCTAGTAAAAGTATTTACATAATCTCTAGGAGTAATTACTCCACCATTCCATAAGAAAGCACCGTTATTCAAAAAGATAAAGTAATACATGGCTACTATCTCAATCTCTAAGCTACCGAATCCTGTAACCTTAGCATTGATTCTTATAGATTCTACTAGTGTACCATTGTTTTGTACAATATCATTCCTTAAGATTCTCTTTAAGATGTTAGCCATCCTCCTACGAGTAGGATACTTTACATTAAACTCACCTGTATTCTTATATGCCATAACTATATTATCTTAATTAGTTATTTTGTTCAGGAATTTGACAGTTGGTCCATGACGGAATCACTACTGATATATTCATCTGCCACCCTGCAGCATAGTCTAGTAGATCATTGTTTAATGGTATGAATGTAGGCTGTCCATCTATATCAAAATCATAGTCATCACTGAATGTAAACTCTAGGTATAGATCCTGGAGTATCTGCTGAGTATCTGATAAGATAGTTGTGATGTTAGCTCTATCCATCTGAATAATATCAAAGCAATATATCTCTAAATTAAAGACAGTGACATTCTCAGATGGAGTAACTCCTGTAGGTACTACATAGATTAGTGGATACTTCTCATCTGCAGTAGCAAAGTTCACCATCTGCTCCTTAAAGTCTGAGCCTACCTTTTTAACTTGTAGGTGATTGTCATAGAATGTAGTAATCTTATCTACGATGGATTGATAGCTTATCATAATACTGAATTATTTTGTATGTTACTAATCGTGTTCTGTGATGCTGTTATCTCAGTCTCAGATACTACTGCTGTTACTGTTATGTTATTCGTACCTCCTCCTGCATTCACTTGGCTACCTGTGTTAGCATTACCAAATAGACTAGGACCTGATGCTGGAGCTACTGCTGTTGTGGTTGTTGGAGGAGTATCAGTACTAGGAGTTGTACTAGATGTAAATTGTGTAGATGCTATCTTAGCTATATTAGTAGCTGCTGTAATACTAGCAAATGCTAATGATGCTATACCTGCAGGATTAGGTACAGGACCTATAGCAATAGGTGAGGATGCTAGTGATGCTGTAATAGCTTTACCTGCATCTATAATTGCTCCTGCTAATTGCATTGATTTATTAATTTGAAATTGCTTTCTCATTATCTTCTCCTCCTCTTTACTACCTTTCTC